TTAATTATTAATCCAAGAGCAGGTGGTATTTACAGATGGGTGCAAGATAATGGCTTAGATACCAGAGCTGTAGAATTATCAACAGTTGCAGGAGCTAATTTAGTTCCAACAAAAGCTTTACAAGTTTTAACATCAGAAACCGATAGACATTTAATTGTATTAGGTGCTGACCCAATCAATAACGCAGGCACTGCAAGAACTGGAGCTGTAGACTCTATGTTGATTGCTTTTTCAGACCAAGAAAACTTATTAGAATTTGAACCAAAAGCAACAAATACTGCTGGTTCGTTGATACTGTCAAGTGGCTCAACTATTGTAGCTGGCACAAAAACAAGGCAAGAAATTATTGTTTGGACAGATACAGCTTTGTACAGTATGCAATTCATCGGACCTCCTTTAACCTTTTCTTTGAACCTTATCAATGAAGGTGTTGGATTAGTAGGACCTAAAGCTTTTGCAAATTCTCCAAATGGTGTTTTCTTTATGAGTAAATCTGG